ATCCATTGGTGTTATTACAACACCTGCGTACTGTCTGTCCACAAGCATTTCTTTCTGTTCAATTAAAAACAGAAAACCTCTACTAAACTCTGTCCATGTCAAAAATACTGCCGTGTCAAAAAAAACTGGTACTATTTTTGGCCACACTATTATAAAGAAAACTGCAGTAAGTGCAATAATTCTTCGTGTAAATTGAAAACCTTTATTTTCGTATGTACGGGCATCGTTAATGTGTTTCATTTGGTTATTGGCTCTTGCCAACAACATCTTTTGTTCATCTTGTTTTGCTTTTATACTCTGTCCCCAGATGGTCATAAAACCACCTAGCACACTAGATCCAAGCATTGTAATCATTTCTACTGGTAATCCAAACATATTAAGCCTCTACTAAACTAACTATACCACCTTTGGCAAATGGTTTTCCACCTGACAAAAATGCTTGGTTAACTTGTTCTTGTAAATTTCCTGGTCCTACTTGTCCTCGTTGGTGCGTCTGTGGTAATCCACCACCTGTGCCATAATAATAGCCACCGCCGCCACCGCCGCCACCACCGCCGTAACCTCCATAGCCACCGCCACCTCCGCCGCCAAATCCACTACCAGTTTGAGGTGAGTGTCCAAAAGCAGAAATTTTATTCATGTAATTTGTATATTGTTTAGGTGTAAGGTTTTTATTTTGCATATCGTAAAAAGCATCTTTTAAATATGTCCCACCTTTGTATCTATCAATGTCGCTGCCAAAAGAATAAACTGCGGATGGATCAAAATTTAAAAGACCCATTGCTTGTTGCATATCAGTCGCTCCAAAAGGATTAATTTTTCCTGTTGCAGGATCTATTTTTGTGTTTAAATTAGCGTTTAATCTATCTAGTTTGTCTAAAGCATTATAGTATTCATCTTCAGTTTTAGCATTAGCTATTTCTTCTTTTATTTGATTAACAACTATTTCTGCACCAAATGTTCCACCAAGAACACCACTTGATTCTGCTGCTGCAAAACCTGAATCTATTAATTGTTGTTTTTGATCGTTATCTAAATTTTGAAAGTTAGATGAACCATCTTGACTGTAAGCTAAAGCAATTGCTTTTTGCATTTCTTGTTGTTTTTTCTTTGATGCTTGGTAAGCAGTATTAGCAACGCTTTCTTGATAATCACTGTAAGTAATATTTCCCCCAGGCATCACAGTGTTTAAATAACTACCTTCGTTAGCTTCTTCGTCAGCTTTTACATCTCTTATTCGTCCAGTTATTTGTGGAGCAGGTGAAGGTGCGTTGTATCCTGAAACATCAGGAGGAGATCCATAATTGTTAGATGAGATCGATGGTGCACTATAACTAGATGATGCACTTGAATCTTTGCCCCCTCCAGTGGCATTCATGTAGCCGCCAAATCTAAAACGAGGTATTGGCATTATCTATTTACTAGTGTCCTAGAAAAATCTATTTGTGGTTTTCCTTGGTATCTTTTTTCGTATGCGTCAGCAAACTCTTCGTAAGTTACAGGTCCAAATTGTTTCATAGTATCAGACATGCCTGCTAAAAAGTTTCTGTATTCGTTTTCGTATCTTCTGTTGTTTGTCGCAAACTGTGGTCCTTGACCGTACATGGATGCTATTCCTGCTTCTCTTAAACTATCATTAAAAGGTAATGGTTCAGTAGGCAACACTGGAGGTGCCATTCCTTCTATATCTTCTTGTAGTGGCACAGGTTCTATTAATCCTGGTATTGTTCTTGTGTTATTAATTGTGTTAACAGGAAGATCATCTACGTCCTCAGCAAAAACTTCGTTTCTTGTATTCTTATCTATAAATGGAGGTAAGTTTGGAACTAAATCTTCATCATACATTAATGTTTCTTGAATAGGTGAAGTGTACCCTTTGATACCATCAAATTCAATGCTTATTTCTGGTCTTATTTCTGGTGTTAAATCTTGTTGTCCAAAATCTTGTTGTGGGTATGGTACGCCCATACCAAAAGTCTGTGCTGCATAATCTTGCATCTCTGCCTCGTCTGTATCAGCAGCTCCTGCTATGCCTTCTTTGTTAGCCATACTTTTTCCAAAGTCAGAAACTTTACCAAACAATTCTTTTGCCGCCAAACCAAATAATCCACCAGTCTCACCATACTTCATAGCAAAATCTTGAATAGGATACATTGTCGAATAAGCGTTTGGTGCAGCGTTTCTAAGCATGTTACTTTGATTAGAAAATTGTTGTTGTACGTCCAAAGGTGCTACACCTTGGCGTTCACCTATTTTATATTTATCAAAACGGTTGTATGTTCTTCTTGCATCTTTAAGTTCGTTTAAGCGTGGATCGTTTTGTACAAAGCTAGGTGCTTGTGATTGCAAATCCATCATACGATTGTAATTCTGCATCTCCGGCCCCTGGTTAAAAGGGGTCGGAGTGTTTTTACGTTTTAAATATTCTGATCTTCTGTCTACCACTAGATAGCTCCAATTATTACTATGACGACTAATGCGACGATAGCCGCCTTAATCCAGTCCTTAAGTTTCCAGTCACTCCACTCTTTCAAGTGAGCCCATAAATCTTTTAGTAACTTCATGTTTACCTCCTGTTTTTTGCCTTCTTTTTTACAACGCTTTTCAAGGTTTTAGCTTGACCGGCATGTAATTTAGAAGCTTTGTTAAGTCCTTTTATTACTTTTTTTATTTTACCCGACGTAGAACCACCTTTCTTCATTGTCATCTTTTGACCTGTTGCACGTGCATGCTTTGTTGCTTGCTGTGCACCAGCAGAAGTATAGGGGAACGATCTACTACCTACTTTTGGCATACTACCTCCTAATGTATTGTTGGTTTTGGCATATCTTTAAAGAAATGCAAAACTTCTTGTTGGTAATCAAAACTCTCAGCAACAGCTACAAACATTTCTTTTGTCTGTTCTGTTCCTAAAGCTTTTTCATACATGTTTCTTGTTACAGCCATCAAGGCTCCACAAACCTGTAAATAATCGTCACTACATTTTATTTCGCTTTCTGCAGCTTCTTCTATTTTTATCATTGCGTCTCTAAGCTTGGTCAGTAGTTTTTTTGTTTGTTCTGTTTCCATTGTTACTTGCTTTTTGTTTCATGGCTTCCCTAGTGTTTGCCATGTTCTCTTTTAATAATGCCATTGCCTCTGTAGAATCCTCTTTATTAACATCGGCTGCAACTTTCATCAAGTTAATAGTAGTGTCCGCTTCTAACTTATCTCTTTCAATATCAATTTTTTCTGCGTCAAATACCATGTCTTTCTGCATTTTCATTTGAGTTTCCATAGCTTTTAAATCAATTTCTTGTTGTTTTAATTTAACAAGTGGATCTTGAGCTTCTCTGCTTATTCTAGATTCCTCATCAGACGCTAATTGTTTTGTCATTTCTGCTTCAATTTTTGCCTGTTCTGATGCTTGTTGGTTTACTAACTGGTCCATTTGCTGTTGTAATTGTTGTACTGCTTGTGGGTTTTGTTGTGCCTGTTGCATTGCTTGTTGTAACTGCTCAAACTGTGGTCCATACTTTTGCTGCATTTGTTCACTCGCCATCAACGATATATGCTCTGATACGTGTGCCTGCAGCATTGCATATAACTGCGGGTTAATTTGTACCATTCTTGTAAACATAAATTCTGCATGGGCAGATATATGTGCTGTGTGATCTTGCATAGGAAATGGTTTTGGTTCTTTGCCACGCATTGCACCAGCATTTTCCATTGCAGGTGACATAGGTTGTGGATTACCTGGGTCAGGCAATAATAATGTTTCTACATTATCGACACCCATTGCTGCATACATTCTTCTGTATGCTTCACGTAAATTGTGTAGTTGTGGTGCTGCATTAGCAAGTTGTAATTGTTGTTGCGCTAATGTAACACGTTGTGCCATAGAAAATATATTAGGATCTGACACGGGTAGTATGTCTACTCTATCATCAAAGTCTTGTTGCTTAATCATTTGGTTTCCACCAACAACCATGTAAGGATATTGTGGTGGCAAATAAATAGAGAATACTTTTGCTAATAGTTTAAATTCTATTTTTTGTGCATAATGTAATCTTTTGTGTATGGCACTCATAACTTTTGTGCCACGCTCTATTAATGCTAATGTCGTGCCTACAGGATTTTGTTCATTGCCTTCACCCATCTTCATGTCTGCTATGGCAGCAAATGATTTACCTGCATCAACAGCAAAACCTAATAGTTGAAATAATACAGCTGATGGTTCTTTGTACGGCAACATCATTAATGATTCTTTTATTGATTGTCCTGTTACATCAACATCTCTAAACTCACCCGGTTGTAAAGGTTCATCATGGTCGCGTATACGCATGCCACGTGCCTTAAAACCTGCTGGCAAGTTAGCAAGGGTACCTGCATCAATTAATTGTCGCAAAGCACTTGTTGCAGTTCTTGATAACCCACCGAGCATGTGGATAAGACCAAATCCATAAAAGCCTAATCCAGGGAGGAACTTGTAATGTACAAAATAATGGTTCTTCATAAAGTTTGGATCACCTTCTTTGTAATTTCTTTTTATCGACAATATCTCTTGTGAGTATTGGTCAATAGAAACTATGTAAGGTAATTTAACTCCAGACGTATCTTCAAATCCTGGCACGTCTGCATTTATGTGCATTTCCAATATTGTATGTTCTTCATCGCTAGAGCCATAACTTTTTTCTGCTCCGTCTAATTCATCTACTTTGTCAGCAACGTCATCAGAATCAACTTGTCCAGTTGGTAATTCTATGTCACGGTAAAAACCTTGTAATTGTTGTTTACGTATATCGTTGCCACTTGTTTTTATAATGTGTGTAATTCTGTCAGCTGACTCTAAATCAGTTGCCATGTAATTTATAACAAGATCTTCTCCTGCAACAAATTTTGCACAGGCACGTTTCATTAACCCATCATAATAAACTTTTTTAAATGCAGAACCACATAACGGTAGATAAAATAATAACTGGTCCATATCCGGATCGTATTCTTGCATCACCTCTGTTATTTGGTAATTCATAAATTCTTGCACACGTTGTGCTTGTTGATTTGTTTCAGGTGTTTCTAACCCTACAACTTGAGTTCGTACGGGGCCGCTTGGGGGGAGAAGTTCCTTATACGCTTGGGCTTGAAACTGTGTAACAGATTCAGCGAGTAAGGGATGTACGACCCCGGACGCTCCTTCGAACGGTTGTGTGCGGTCTTCATATTTGAAGCCTAACATATCAAGGCCTTTGATATAGGTATCTTCCCAATCTTTCCTTGAATCACGATCCGATTCGAATTCAGCTAGTAGATCACTTGCAAATCTACTTAATTCATTATCTTCTATATAATCTGCTAAATTAGCATTATGTGGTACTTGCGATAGATCTGTTGGTGCGTTTGGATCTAAATTAATTTCTGCACTACCATCTTCTAGTAGTTCTACATCAGATTCAAAGTCAACACCTTTTTCAGGGTTAATTTCTATTTCCTCACCAGTAGGTTCTATCTCTAGTGCACCTGTGAGTGCTTCTAATGCTTTATCTATATTGTTTTTATTATCATCAGCCATTTATAGCTATTCCCCCTCTTTTGTATGCGCCCAATCCTTTAGAAATTCTATCTATTGCTTGTGGATTATCCTTTATTAGCAACATTGGAACTTCATAAGCCCTATTGTCGTCATCAACTATAACAGATTTCATAAATTTTGCACCACTTTTCTTGGACACTTTTTTCATTGCCCCTTCTGCTATTGGACCGTAAGCAGTTAGGTTGCCTATGTAATCTCTGCTGCCTTCTGATGTACTTCTGTTTTTTATTGCTGGTGTTGATATAGATATACCATCATACCCACCTTCTTGTGCTGTTTTAAGTGCATACTTCATAACAAATTCGTTATAATCTTCTGTTTTAGAATATGGCCCTTGAGGTATGCCACTATTGTCACCAGAACCAGCTGCTGCTCGTTTCTCGGCAATAATATTTCTTATCTTTGCACGCTCTCTATTTAATCTTGCTAGTCGTACTTGTGTTTGTTTTGTTTGTGGCATTGATAATAAATCTTCTATCTTGGATTGTATTAACATCATTTGCTGCTCGTTTGCATTATCTGTCTCTCTTACCAAATCGCCACGATCTGCATATTTTGATTGTCTTAGGTCATCTTGGTATGCACGTTGGTTTGTTTGTCCTGCTGCCTGTGCTTTTTTAACTCTTCTTGCTGCAGAGTTTATTGGTTGGTGCATGTCAGATTGTATTTCTTCTATGTGTAATATTCTTCTACCAAATTCATCTGTTCTATCAGACGTACGCATGTGTACAAATGCATTTGCACGTTG